GCTGCAGGTAGCCTTACCTCCTCCGGAGACTTCCCTACCGAAGTCAAGTTCGAGGAAAACAAGCACTTGGTCTTCAAGTTCCTAGATGAGAACGGTCCATTTGCTATCTACAAGCAGCACTTCCTAAAGCAGAAGACCAGCGGTAAGCGCTCGTACGTCTGTATCGGAGCTAACTGCCCACTCTGTCTAAAGCTACAGGACCGACCAGAGAACAAGCGCGCCTTTACCGTAGTCACCCTAAACGGTGCCGAAGGAATGCAGCGTCAGATGCTTATCTCAGGTGCTCGTCTGTACCAGGCTCTACACGCCGCTCACTACTCGCCACAGGGTCCTCTAACTAAGGGTTACTGGTCGATCGTGCGCCTAGGCAAGGGTCCACAGACCATGTACACCGTTACTCCTGTCAAGGAGCGCGACCTAGAGGAAGACTGGAAGATTGACGCTTCTGCAGCTACTGCAGCTGTCGAATCTTCAGACGTTTACTCTCGCAACCTCATCAAGGAAAACTCACACGAGGAACTTGACGCAATCGCGCAGGACCTGCTCTAAAAACTAACTAAGCAAAAGGCGGAGATTTTACTTTCTCCGCCTTTTGCGTTAGGGTATGACTATGAACATAATTACTACTGCTGAACAACTTGCCGAAATGGTAGACCACTACCTTGCCCAAGATGCCTTTGCCTTTGACGTTGAAACTGTAGGACCTCGCCGCGGTATGACCCCGGTCAATGAAGTCCTCTGGATCACCCTAGCGACACACGGACGTTGTGACGTTATCCCAATGGGTCACCCGAATGGTGAGTTCATTGAAGAAGTATTCCCGCTGACCGGCATGGGAGAAACTCGTAAAGCCAAGGGGCTACCACTTCGCCCTAGCGATTACAGCCGTGACTCCAAGAAGGCCACCAAGGTCTTTGGCCCAGCACCTGACCAGCTATTCCCAGCTGAAGTTTTTAAGGCCCTTGAGCCTTTGATGTTTAACGAGAACATCCTGACTGTAGGACACAACCTCGTATTCGATATCACCTCAATCGCTAAGTACTACGGCGGACGTATTCCGTCAGGCCCTTACTTCGATACGATGATTGCCTCATTCGTTTCCGACAACCGTAACAAGAACAACTGTGGTCTAGACGCCTGTCTAAAGCGTGAGTTTGGCTATGAGATGGTCAAGGGCGTAGGTAAAGAAGTTGAGGCGTACGACTTCGACACCGTTGCCAAGTACGCGTACCTGGACTCTAAATACACCTTCCTACTCTGGAAGGCACTAGTGCCAAAGCTAGAGGCTGCCGGGCTTACTAAAGTAATGAGCCTGGAGATGGACGTTCTAGCGGTTCTGTGCGACATGAAGTTGACCGGAGCTACTATTGATATCGAGTCCCTTAAAGAACTTAAGGCCGATCTTGAGACCAAGGTAGAAGAAGCCACAGGAAATATTTGGAAGATTGCTGGACGAGAGTTCAACATTAATTCCAATCCTGAAAAGCAGGCACTACTATACGGCCCTAAAGACGAGGGCGGACGTGGCCTAAAGGCTAAGGTTCTAACTCCAAAAGGTATCCAAAAGGATAAAGCCGGTCAAGTACTAGATCTTTCTGACTACTCAGTATCGGCTGAGGCACTTGAAGTCTACCGAGACAAAGATCCGCTAGTAACCGCGATGCTGGAGTACGCTGACTATAACAAGTTACTTTCAACTTACGTAATCCCTTACCTAGGTGGCGAGATTGAACGCACAACCGCTGGTAAGACTCGCACCGAGACCAAAGAGACCATGCTTATCAACGGGCGTATCCACGGAGACTTCGTACAGCACGGCGCTGAGACTGGCCGTTTCTCGTCACGTAACCCTAACCTGCAGAACGTACCTGCCCCGCACACTCCGCACGGTAAGGCTATTCGTAACCTGTTTGTAGCCCCTGAAGGTCACCGACTTGTCGTAGCCGACTACTCGCAGATTGAACCTCGTGTAATCGCCTCGTTCTCGGAAGACCCGATTATGATGGACAACTACTTAACTGGTAAGGATATCTACACCACCGTAGGTAACACTATGGGAGTAGACCGTAAGGCCGGTAAGGTTCTAGTGCTTGCTATGGCTTATGGTGTAGGCCCAGATAAGATTTCAAAGTCTATTGGCTGTACTATCACCGAGGCTCGCGACCTGCTGGACCGATTCAGCTCGCAGTTTAGTTCGGTAGCTAAGTATCGTGTCAAGGTGCTGGGCGCGACTCGTGCAGGTAAGCCTGTGCCGTACGTACAGACCTTGACTGGTCGCCGTCGCTACCTACCTGAAATCATGTCCCGTGACCAGGGAACACGTGCGCAGGCAGAGCGTCAGGCGTTTAATACTAAAATCCAGGGAAGTGCCGCAGATATTATTAAAATAGCCATGGTTCGTGCCCACCAGATGCTGCCAAAAGAGGCTAAGATTATCCTTACAGTCCACGACGAAATGGTATTGACCACTCCGGCGCACATGGCTGAGGAAACCGCAGAGATTCTAAGACAAGCTATGGAGGACATTCAAGTGCTAAAAGTACCGTTAATTGCGGACGTCAAGATTGTTGACAAGTGGGGAGAGGCTAAGTAATGGACCCGTTCTTTGATAACGAAGATGACACACCATTACCGTCTGGGGTAGAGCGCATCCCGCTTTCTACGCTATTCCGATGGTACTTGTATGACACGCATCCTGGGACTAATCCTTCCAAGTACAACAAGATATTTAACCTCCTGCCTGTAAGTGACGAAGGTCACGCTAAAGAAGCAGAAGACTCAGAGGCTCGTCTAGATAAGATTGCACCGCTAGCCTCCTTCCTACAGTTCTATGCCAATGCGACCTCAGAGTTCGTAGTGGAGTTAAATAAAGACACGTTTACTAAATATACCGGCTCTAAAGATCCGGACGAGCAGGAGCAGCACCTAGAGGTACTTAAAGAGTCCTATGCTATTAATGCTTACTACGCGCTCGTGTCGGCTTTCTCAACTGCGGTAGACTTAGGTTTAGTACGTGTTCAAGGAATCCAAACAAAGGTGAAATAATGAGCAATTCATGGTGGAGCGATAAGCTCGGCGGACAGCCCGCAACCCCTACGTATCGACCTGCGCCTCCGGTAGCCCCGGCTGCGCCTGTCTACCCTCCGGTGGCTACGCCTCCGTATACCCCTCAGTACGTCCAGCCAGTTACCCCACAGGTACTTCCGCCAAGTGCTACGGCACAGCGTTGCCCTAACTGCTCCAGCGGTAACTACGTTGGCACCATGGAAACTAAACAGCGCTGCTATGACTGTGGCTACCCAGTTCAGCAGTCTGGCTCTGGTACCCCAGGCGTACGCATCCCTGGTTCGCAGGGTGGTGCCGTACAGGCGGCTAAGCAGATTAGTACCGCAAACAATTTCAACCCAAATGTGATCGTCGATAGGATCGGTTAATGTCGTTACAAAAAGTTCTAGCATCCCTAAATAAGAAGTATGGCGAAAACACCGTTGTCCTGGCATCTAATGTGGCTCCTCCAAGTCGTTTCACATCTGGCTCACTATCGCTAGACATGATCCTCGGCGGAGGCTGGCCTACTAACCAGTGGCACGAAATTATCGGAGAAGCCAGTAACGGTAAGACCGCACTTGCTTTGAAGACAATTGCCGCAAACCAGAAGCGCGACCCTAACTTCACTACTGTCTGGGTAGCTGCTGAGCAGTGGGTCCCAGAGTACGCCGAAATGTGTGGCGTAGACTCGACACGCGTCCACGTGTTCACCAGTAACGTGATGGAAACCGCCCTTAGCGCCGTCCTAGAGTTCGTAGAGACCCAGGAAGTAGACTGCGTAGTTATTGACTCGCTGCCTGCCCTAGTCCCTTCAGCTGAGGACGAGAAGGAAATGGAAGAGTTTACTGTTGGCCGTGGTGCCATGCTTATGGGTAAGTTTTTCCGCAAGATGGAGAAGGCCGGTAAGCGTAGTCTAGTAGGTGGCGAACGCCCATTTATCGGCCTAATCATCAACCAGTTCCGCATGAAGATCGGCGTTATGTACGGCGACCCTCGCACCACCCCAGGTGGAGAGGCCAAGAACTACTTTTTCTTCACTCGCATCGACGTAAAGCGCGATGAGTGGATTGAAATCGGCACTGGTCAGGAAAAGCGTAAGGTCGGACAGACCATCAAGTTCCAGACTCGCAAGAACAAGTCAGCCCCTCCGGGACAGACTGCGTTTGTAGACTTCTACTTCGACGACGGTTCAGGCATTGAGAAGGGTGAGTACGACTTCGCTAAGGAGATCGTATCGCTAGCCATCATTAATAAGCTGGTTACTCGTGCAGGAGCGTACTACCGTTATGACGACCGTCAGTGGCAGGGTGCGGATGCGCTGCTTAACTCGATTCGCGAAGAGGTCGACCTGCAGGACAAACTGACCAAGGACGTAATGTCTACGCTACCGAAGCTCGGAGCGTAGTGGCTAAGTCAGAAGGACAAAAGCAATCCCAGAAGCACGAGAAGCGTCTCGCTAAAGCCGTCGGAGGTAATAAGATTGTTGCCTCCGGCGCGTTCTGGTTTCGCAAGGGTGACGTTCGTTCTAAAGACCTTCTACTCGAGCATAAGCGGACTGGTAAGAAGTCGTTTACGCTTAAGTCGGACGTATTAGAGAAGATCACGACAGAGGCCATCATTGACGGTCGTACGCCCGTTTTAGGCATATCCCTGAACGACACGAACTACGTCATCCTAGACGAGAACGATTTTCTAGAGCTGCGCGAATTTGTGCTAAACTGTATAGAGGAGCACATGGGAGAGAAGTAGGAACTACTACTTTTCGGAGAATCCTTGCTACCTGAATTACCAGCCCCAGAAGACTGGATGGACGCGGCTAAATGTGCTGAAATGGTCCCAGTAATCGAGAATGGCGAATCGACTGTTAAAAATGTCTATGATCCAGACATGTGGTTCCCGCCTCGCGACAAGAACTTATACAAGCCGATTGCAGATAAAGCCAAAGCCATCTGCTTTGGTAGAGACGGAAAAGGCGAGTGCCCTGTTCGTATGAACTGCCTGCTGTTTGCAGATAGTGAAGACGAGGTGCACGGTATCTGGGGTGGCATGAGCCACCGTGAGCGAGCTGCACTAAAACGTAAAGCAATCCGACAAGGCACCACACTAGAAGAGTTGGCGAAAAAGGCAACTAGACATTAGTCGTGTCGTGTGGTAACGTGGTCCTTAATAGATAAGGACAACATGGCCAAGGCAAAGAGCACACTGACTAAGCTTCCAAAGGGAGCGCTAAAGAACTTCGTAGACGCAGGTAAAAGCGTTACGCGCGTACTAGGTAAGGTAGAGCGACACGTTCTAGCTAAGCCTATTGACAACAGCCGTTCGTTTAACGGCCTACACCCATCCGCTATGGTTAGCCAGTACTGGTGCCACCGCGCGTCATACTTTCACCTAAAGGGTAACCACCCAGAACCAGAGCCACGTCAGTTCAAGCGTGAGCTGATTTTCGCACAGGGACACGCCATTCACGATAACTGGCAGACCTGGTTTACCGAGATGGGTACCTTGTACGGCACCTGGAAGTGTATCCTTTGTGAGCATAAGTGGTGGGACCTAAGCCCTAAGATGTGCGTGATGTGTGGCAATACCTTGATTAAGTATGCTGAAGTTCCAGTCGAATATAAGCCCCTGATGATTACCGGACACTCGGATGGTTGGCTAAAAGGATTTGGCGACGACCTGATGTTAGAGATTAAGTCAGTCGGTGAAGGTACCTTCATGTGGTACGACCGATCCAACTGGTTCGCATCAGAGCAAGATTTTGCTAAAGCCTGGAAGAACCTCAGCGCACCATTTGAGTCGCACATTGCACAGATTCAGCTGTACATGGAAGTACTGAACCTAGCGGGCGTACCTGATGTTCCTGAAGAAGCCCTAGTCCTATACGAGGCAAAGCCAAATCAGGAAACTAAAGAGTTTATTGTAAAGCGCGATACCTGGGGCATCCAGCACATTATTGATGGTGCCCAGACTGTGGTAGACTCACTAAGTAAGAATGTTGCTCCAGACTGTAATGTCGGCGGAGCACACAAGTGCAAGCAGTGTAAAGGATACAACGAATGAGTAGTCTTTCAGGCGTTCTATACTCTGCAGGAGGCAATGACGAGTGCCTAACGCCTGGGTATGGGGTAGCCCCCATCTTGGCCTACATCAAGCCCGGAGATACTGTTTGGTGCCCCTTTGACACTAACGACAGCGAGTTTGTAAAACAGATTTCGGTAACTAACCCTGTAGTGTATTCGCACATAAGCACCGGACAGGACTTTTACACGTATGAGCCGGAAGTTTGGGATGTAATGATTTCTAATCCGCCATTTACTAATAAACGTAAAATATTTGAGCGTGCGCTGTCTTTTAATAAGCCATTTGCATTGTTGATGTCAAACACCTGGCTAAACGACAGCGCCCCTAAACAACTATTTGCGTCCAAAGACCTACAGATGCTAATGTTTGACAAAAGAATAGAGTTTATTCAGCAAGACAGTAAGCCTACGAATAAAGTGACCTTTAGCAGTAGTTACTACTGCTACGAGTTCCTACCAAAACAGATAATCATGGGGCATATAACTAAAGGAGCACTTAAATGAGCAGTCTAATTACCAGCGACCTCAGCGCCTACGTACTTAATGAGCTAGACCGACAGGGCCTAGGTATTCGTAGAGAAGTCGAACTAAACCAGCCGGAGCTGCCTGAAGACATCACAGCTATCGACGACGAAGCCCTGATGCTGTTGTATACCGGATTTTCTGCGTACACCGATTTCATCAACACCCAGTTGTCCTGCGCCATTGTAGATGAGCGTGAAACCGAACGCCTGATTGACGTCACAACTGCCAAGAAGACCCTTGAGTTGTCTACAGGCAAGTCCACCGACAAAGTGACGTTTATCCGCGCACAGATCGCCGCAGACGACGAGATGATTGCGATGGAGAACAAGTTGCTAGCTCGTTACGCGTACCGTAAAATGCTGGAGACGATGTCGGGTAACTGTGAGCGTAACACGTCAATATGTAGCCGTGAGCTAACTCGACGTACCGCAGGTGATAACTTCAAGACCCGTACGCGTAAGTTCACTATCTAATGGCCGCTAAAAAAGGTCCAAAAACATTTGGCACTAATATCCCATCAAGGACCCAACGTGTTGCGGTCGGACTTGACCAGTCTTACTCGGGATTTGGCGTAACCATTATGGACATGGATTCCTCAGCCTTTCGCACAGTTGTGTTTAAGGGAGACGGAATCGGCGTAGATCGTTTGATAGACCTTACTATTAAGCTCGAAGAGGTGCTGGAGGAGAACATCCCTCGCGATGCCGCTGAGATTGTCGTCGCCATGGAAGGTTACGCCTTTGGTTCGCAGATGGCGAACATGGCAGGTGAGCTAGGTGGCGTAGTCAAGATGCTGCTCAGGGATTATCTGTACAAGTACCACGGCGCATACCCTTACATCATCCCACCTACCGTGCTTAAAAAGTATGTGACCGGCAAGGGTACAGGCGTACAGAAGAATCAAATGCTACTTCACGTATTTAAAAAGTGGGGCGTAGAGTTTAACGATGACAACGCCGCAGATTCGTATGCCCTAGCGCACCTAGCTGCCGGCAAGTGCGACCTTGCGTACGAGTGTGAGATTTACCATAACATTCAAGACCCTAAGTATAGGGAGAAGTAATGGCTGGTACAGGTCTGCTCGGCTGGTGCATCACCGGCCATCACACGAATTGCCCCATCAATATAACAACTAACATTTGCCTATGCGAATGCCACAGTAATAAGGAGAAACCAGTTGAGTCAGAAAAAAAGCCTAGTGCCAGAAGAAGTAAAAAAACAGTCTGAGTTGGACACCTTTCAGGAGTCACTAGAGGAACTGTACAGACAGTCATACGCGCTACTGATGAAGAAGCACCTAGACTACGGCCCAAAGAACATCAGTCAGTCACCAGGTGGCCCACTTAACGGCCTTCGTGTACGTATGTGGGACAAGCTAGCCAGAATTAATAACCTTGTTGACACCGGCGCAACCCCTCAAAATGAGAGCCTACAGGACAGTTTCATGGATATGGCTAATTACGCCATCATCGGCATGATGGTCCTGAACGGTGACTGGGACCCTGACCTAAAAAATAAAAGTTAGCTTACGGTTTACGCCCTTTAAATTGCCTTTATAGTATTAGTAGCGGGAATTTAATAATCGAAACTATAGAGGTAACAATGTCTGAATCAAAAGACGACCAGGTACTGCGCGTAAGCGCAAGCGGAAACCCACAAGCACTGGCCTCGGCCATTGCCCACGCTATTTATGAGAACAAGGAAGCTACACTCCGTGCCATTGGCGCAGGGTCAGTTAACCAGGCCATGAAGGCGATTGCAATTGCCCGCGGTTACACCGCACCACGCGGAATTGACCTGGCATGTGTTCCAGGGTTCGCATCCGTGGACAGCAACGGCGATACCATCAGCGCCATTGTTTTAAAAGTAATTGTAGTTAATTAACTAAAACCTCAATATAAAGGGTATGGTTAAACTACCACCACTTAGGCCAAAGAGGTAATCATGAAAGAATCCAAGCCAAAGAGCAAGTTTCCAACTATGGATAACAGCGCTGCTACCACTGCCCGTAATGGATCAGCAGAAGGTACTAGCGGTAAGCTCGTAGCCAAGAAGAACACCGCAGCTGGAGACCCAGCAGTTCAGGCAAAGCCAGCACGCAAGGCCGCCCGCGGCCGCGGTGAACGCGCTTACGGTATCACCGCAAGCATGCCTACCTGGCACGATCCACAGATTGCCCCAGTGCAGTCTAATGGACGCCTATTCACCTCGGCAGTAAACCGCACTTCGGTTAACTTCCAGGACGGTATTGCCGACCACGACTAATTAGTCAATAAATAAGCCCGCCAGGCACACGAAAGTGTGGATGTGGCGGGTTTTTTTCGTCATTTTACTATTTAACTTAGCGCGGTGTGTCGCGCTGCCGTGTGTTAGAGTTCAAGTATGTTGATAGATGAACTGAGAGCACTAGCACAGCAAGCCGAGAAGACCGGATGCGTAGTTGGCATTTGGTTGGCAGGGCAAGACCCTGAACTACAGGCGGTAATCACGGAGTTAAAGTCCAAGCCTAACCTGAACATGATGTCCGTGCTAACCCTGCTCAAGCAGGATTCCGACGTACGGTTCAAAGCAACATCCTTCCGCGATCACATGAGAGGACGTTGCGCATGTCAGACAGCCTAGCACGTCAGTTAAAAGCCTTTTTAAAGGACGACCCGTATCAGCCGTTCCCTATCAAACAGGCTGAGAAGATGACCATTAAGCCTGCTAACATTAGCAAGCCGAAAAAGAATGACGGCTGGAAACTAGCCGCCCTTATGCCAGACACCCAGATTGGCTACCGTTTTTACGAAGATGGTTCGGTAATCGAATTCCATTCCGAAGAAGCGATTGACGTAGCGTTCCAGATTGTCGCGCACGCCAACGAGATGTACGGCGTAGACGACATTATCAACCTCGGAGACACCCTAGACCTGCCTGCGCAGAGTCGTCACCACCAGGAAATCGCGTTCCAGAACTCGACAAACCTAGCAATTCAGCGCGGTTACGAGTATTTGGCACAACAGCGTGCCACCGTTCCAGATGCCAACATCGTGTTCCTAGAAGGTAATCACGACTGCCGAATCTACAAGTACCTGGCTGAGAATGCACCTGCCGTGGCAAACATGCGTCAGGCGGGAACTACCCCCAACGACTGGCCTGTAAATAGCCTGCCACACCTACTGCGTATGGACGAGCTAGGTATCGTATACGCCGGAGGATACCCTGCAGGCGAGTACTGGCTGAACGAGAACCTACGTTGTATCCACGGTGACCGTGTTAATTCAGGTGGAAGCACGGCAATGAAATACATTAATGCCAACCACCACGTGTCCACCATCTATGGTCACATCCACCGTATTGAGACCCTGTACCACACAAACCATACAAGCACGGGTCCCGCTAGAAATGCCGCGTTCAGCCCTGGATGTTTGTGCCGTGTCGATGGATCAGTTCCTAGCGTTAAGGGTGGAGTCACCCCTAACGAGAAACCAGTCAAGTACTGGGAGAACTGGCAGCAAGGCGTCGGCTTCGCGTGGTACAAAGATACTGGCGAATTTACCTTGCAGTCAGTCCCTATTTTTGATGACTGGGCAGTGTTCGCTGGCCGTGAGTTTAGGGCAAATAAGGTTAAGTAACCCTCTAAACTGGGGGTATGAGTAGCGCACACCAGAATACCCAGAGCCTCGGTGCTAATGGTATGTACGGAACCTACAC